TCATTTATTTCTTGTGCAATAAAGAAGTTTTGGTCTGCTGACTTATCTAAATCACTTTCAGTTAATACAGAGCCATCTTGGAAGTCTACAAGTCTAGCATTAGTAGGTGTTTCTCTTTTAATTAATACAACAACCCCATTTGCAGGATTGCTATTCATAACTACATTACTTCCTGATACTGAGAAAGCTGTTGTAGAAACTCCATCTAAAAATACTTTTACGTGTGTGCTATCTATAAAACTAAATGTTATAGCAAACGTACTTGTGTTTCCGTCAGCAGTATAGCTGACACGTGCATTAAACGACATATATTATTTTTCCTATTTACTAAATTGATACAATTCATCTAAATCAGTAGGTTTTATTTCTAAACCTAACTTTAATTTATTTGAATTATTATTTACCGAATTAATTGAATTTAACAAAGTAAACTTACCAGTATCATCTTTAGTACTGGTAAAAGTTTTAGCTTCTTTTATTATTTGTTCTTCAACTGCTGTATGATAATCTTTAATTATACTTCTTAATAATTTAGCCCTACCACCAATATCTCTATTTAATTTATCAATGTTTCTAGGGTCACTAAGTTGTTTGTATTGATTTGAATTGATTGCTTCTAATAATGCTTTATTCAAAGATTTATTACCAATTCTTATTTTTCTTAATAATTCTTGTTGTCTATTATAAGCAGTCTGACCTTTACTATTTGTAAACAATCGTAAATCAATATCACCTCTAAGAGTTTCTTTCATACTTGGAAAGTTAATACCAAGTCTTAATACTTCTTCTAATACAGGGTCTGTTGTTTGTTTGTTTAAAGTAAATGGATTAAACATACCATTAATTAATCTTTCAGTTTCAGTGCCTTGTATTTTCAAAGCATTACCTCTGAAGTCATATCTAAATTCTATTTCTGCTGTACCAGTTCTTCTCTTAACTTCATCAAAGATACTCTCTGTATCCCTGTAAAATGGGTCATTAATAAATTTTGTATAAATATTAGGAACAAAAGAACCAACTTTACTTCTAGCATATCTATCAACTTTGTTAGGGTCATCACTCGTGATTACTTCCATAAAATCAGCTAGACCTTTTAAATAAGTTTTACTTGCTAAGTTTCTAGTTATTGCTGAAAATCCTGCTGATAGACTATTTGTAATTTTTGTAGTTGGATTTATATAATCGCTTACATCACCACCCATTCTGTAAGTGTGTAATAAAATATTACTACCAACTCTTTCTATTTCTTCTTCTGTTAATTTATCATAGAAAGCGTGATAGTCAGCTACCATACCAAAGAAAGCACCAAAAGGGTCAAATCTTCCAAACTCTCTGTATTTATATGTCTGACTTTCTTCATCAAAATATCTGTATGCGTAAGGCACTCTACCAGTTGAACGTCTTAAATCTCTGAACTCTTTTGACTTAGAAAGTTTCTCTCCTGATAATTGACCTTGTACTCCTGTAATATGTCCATTTCTATATAAGTATGAAGCATATACCATTAAACTCATACCAAGAGCCATTTGTCCTCTAGCTTGTGCCATTTTTTCAGCACCATTTCTTCCAAAGAAATCGTCTCTTACTTCTCTCCTAATAAATCCTAACGGTGTTCTATCAACTACGTTAAGCATTAAGTTTACTGGTGTTCTAGTAAACGGAAGTATTTGTTTTAATATTGGATATTCATTTGTAGTATCAGCTATTCTTTTAAAGATACCAGTGACTTGATTTGTGTATGTACCTCTTTCAGCTTTTTCTAAAATATCAGATTTAGTTGCTCTACCAAAATCATCAAAGCCACTTTCAAAATGTTCTATAACAAATTGTTCAAACTCAGATATTGGTTTTCTAGTACGCCAATCAGTAGCAACAATTTTATCTTTGCTTAAACCATTTTTGATTGCACGTCTTATTCCATCTTTTTCTAACTCTGCTCTGTAAACTATTTGTTTTGCAAATTCATCTTCAGCATTTAAAAATCTGCTTGGTAATCTTATAACTTTACCAAGATTATTTATAAATTTACCAGATAAAGAACTATTATCTATAGTCTCAACACCCTCAACTAATTTTGTTTTTTGTATAGATTTTCTAGGTGTTTCTAATTTTGTTCTAGAAGTTAATATTGTATCTTCTTTTTTAAGTGCTAGTGCAGAATATTTTATACTATCTTTTAAATATCTACCCATACCTGCATACGTTGAGAGTGCAGGTTGAAATTCATTTCTAAGTGCATTTACCTTTTGAGGATTTTCTAACAGCTTAGTAGTTAATTGACTGCCTATCATTTTTTCTAAAGGTCTTACAAACACATTCATTAGTGTTGAAGTGACGTTTATAATATGAGTTTTAGGATTAGATAGAAGTGCATTAATCCATATTTCATTTGCTATATCCCAAGTTCTATTATTTGATACAGCTTTAAATACTGTTGTTAAATCAGCGTCACCAGACGCACCAATTTTTTCTATAAATTTATCTATATCACCACCGTATTCATCAAACTCTTTTATAGTAGCGTCCATATCTTTTGCTACCTGAGTATCAAAACTTGTAGCTGATAATCTTTGAGTTCTAGCAACATCACTTCTAATACCTAACTTAGCTTCTCTCATTAATTTATATTTAGGTAAAAGAACTTTAGTTAATAATGTTTTTGCTTTAGGTTCTTTTGTAGAAATTCTAGCCATTCTTTTCATACTACTTTGTAGAAAAGTTAAATAACTATTTAATGCAACAACCTTTGCAGGTGCTTGTTTTACTACGTCTCTTAATTCTAATATATCAGTTTCTAATACACCACTTTTATTTTCATACATTTTTCTTGCTTGACGTTCTACCATTTCATCAGTCAAGACAATTTTCTTTTCTTTAATAAGTTTACTGTATGCTTTTTCAAAAGCGTCCAAAGAGAGAAGACCCTCTTTATCCATATTAACCATTTGTCTAATATTAAAATTAGTAGACAAATCTAAATCTTCTATTGCTTTATTAAAGTCACCTACATTCTTAGTATTTTTTTGTGCGTCTTTGAAACCTAAGAATATACTATCTTCTAAATCTTTTTCTAAGTTTTTTACTACTTCTGTTTCTAATTTTTCAGGAAGTGGTTTATATTTATTTAAAACAATTTCTTCTTCTTTAATACTACTTAATGCTTTTTCGTCTTCTTCTAATTGTTTCTTATTAAATTTTTCATTGTTGGCTTGTGCCTTTTTATTTTTATACCATCTAAAAGCCCTGAAAGTTCCCTCTAATGCACCACCTAATCCTGCACCCTCTAGTGCATTTTTAAATCTTGCTTCATAGAAAGTATCATCTGGGTCTGAAGATAAATATTCAAACAAAGGATTATTTAAGTCAGGTGCTTGGTCTGTAATAATATCTACTAATCTACCAGTATTTTCATCAAACGCTTGGAAATCAGCTATACTTCCTCTTGCTACTGATTTAGCTAATTGACCTGTACCTGTTGTAGCTTTGACACCTTTTAATAATTTACCACCAGTAAACCAACCAGTAAGAAATTGTGATACTCCTTTAGTTAAATTACCTGCAATAGTATCTGGGTCTTTCTCAAAGTCAGGTAATTGTATTGCGTCTTGTACACCTGCTTTTCCAAAGAGTGGGTCTTTTAATCCTCTTTCTTTAAATTCATCATAAGACACATACTCCATAAATCCATTCTCAGCTTCATCACCGAAAATAAATCCACCTATATTAGTCTTTTCTCCTAAAGTGTCACCTATTCCCTCAACTAGACCTATAGTTGCTTGGACACCGTCTCTTACTCCATCTACTGCACCTAGACTTATGTCTGTAAGTAAACCTCTTTTTTCACCAGATTGTGGTGTTTCCTTTTCTGGTAAGGTTTCAAAAAATGCGTTGATTTGCTCGTCAGTTGTTCCATCAGGAAACTGGTAAGTTTTATTCTGATACTTTTTATTTATTGGCATTATTCACTACCTACTTCAGCAACTAGCTGTTTATTGTTTTTTTCTTGTTTCTCTGCAATTCTGTCATATTCTTCCTGAGTTATAGCTTCAGGATTATCACGTCTGAATTTTCTTAATCTTGTACCTGTTAAATTTTCAGGAATTATTACAACTTCAGATAAATCTATTTTTAACTCAGGGTCTTCTGGTTTTGTATCTCTAATTTCTTTTCTTGTTTTTTTCTTTTCTTCTGGTTTTATTAATTGATTTTCATTTACAATTATAGGTGTATCATCAGAACCCTCTCCATCTATTGTGACTTCTCCACTTTGTGCAGTCTCACCCTCAATAGTCACTCCACCTTGTGTTAGTAATTTAGATTTTGCTTTAGAATATTCTTTACTTATAAATTCTTCAAACTCTGTTTCTCTATCAATAGGTTTTGCATAATTACTTATTGGATTATCCTTTAACCATTTTCTAGCTTTTAGTTCTAATTTTTCTCCTACTAATTCATCATAAGTGGCAATCTTAGAACTTTTGTTTCCTCTCTTTGCTATATCTTCTAAATCAGCTTTAAAATATACAAATTCATCTGAAGCCAATAAACCATCTTTACCTGTAAATTTATATGCTTTGACAGTATCTTTTGCTTTATAATAATAATTAGAAGTCATATTAGGAATATTATTTTTTAAATATTCTAATGCACCCTCAAAATCATTTTCTTGTAATTTTTTTCTAAATTCTTCTTCTACGTAAGGTTTAGTTTCACTACCAAAACCAACGTCTCTTTTATTATATGCGTCTCTTACTTTATCCTGTTTATATCTACTAAAAGTTTTAAATCTTGGGTCTTTCTCTGCTTCAGTTAATGTTTCAAATTCATCAGCATAATCATCAGCTTCAAGGTCTTCTATTTCTCTTTTATTTTTCTTTTTTGTTATTAGTTCATTTTCTTCTTGTTGTATTCTGTCATCAATTTTTTCTCTAATTACATCTAAATCATCTTTAATAGATAAATTTTTGTCTAACGTATCTGTACCTAATTGAACATTTTTAGGAAGTTCTCTTAATAATTTTTCTGCAAATTCTAAATCACCAGTGTTAGTAGCATAATCTGTAAGTGCTTCTATAAAATATTCTCTTGCAGTAAGATTACCTAAACCATTTGCAGTTTTGTCTTTTATAAATAATTCAATACCATCACCAATTTCAGACATTGATTTATTTGGGTCAAAGAAACCTTGAACACCCTCTTTAAATAATATTTTATAATCTTCTTTTATTTTACCCATTTGTGATTGAACGTGGGTATTAAATAAAGAATTTCTTGTTCCTGAAGTTTTAGTAAAGAAACCTTGTTCTAATTTTTCAGGACTAAATAAACCTAGATTATTTTCTTGTACGAATTTCGTTAGTTCATCATTATAAAATTTATCAAAAGCATTTGGGTCAGGATTTTCTAATACATTCATTTCTACATATTTTTGAGAAACAATACTTTTAAATTTTTGTGCTTTTGAATTTAAATCTAACTCTTGTAATTTTTGTATGTAGTATGGATTAGCTTCTTTTGGAATATTACCTTGTTCTACTTGTTTAGAAAACTTTGCCTTATTTTCGTTATAATCTTTTATTGCTTGTGCTTCATTTTCTTTTTTAACTTTTTCTTCTTTTTGAATTACTAAATCAGTTCCTGCACCTGCAACAAATCTATCTAAAGACTTTGTAAATATTTCTACTGTTGGGTCTACAGGTTTTGCTTCTGGTTTATAGAATAAATTAAAATCAGTAGAAAGAACTTTTGGTAATTCTGCTTGAAGATTTAATTCTGGTGTGGTTCTTTTCTTAGCCATTATATTCCAATACTCCCATCAGGATAAACTCGTTGTCCATAAATATTTGTAGTTGAACCACTGTTATTACCAAGATTAGGTTGGGAAGCGTCAGGATTTAATCCTCTAGCGTCTTTCATTGCTTGAACACCATAATAAGTATTAGCAACATTTAATGCACTAGATACAAATAATAAGTTTGGATTTGGTGGTTGAACATAAGTTGATTGTGCTTGTTGTCCAAATTGAATTGCTTCTAAATTTCTTTCAAATTGATTTATGTTTAACGCTAAGTTTCTTTGTAAAGCAGAATTATAATTACCCTCAGTTCGGTAGTAATCTCTCATTAAACTCTCTTGTGAACCAGATAAAGCTAATCCCTCTGAACCTGCAATAAATCTTGCTCTAGCTTTCTTACCTTTGATACTAGCTTGAAATCCTTTTTCAGAACTTTGTGCAACTACTTGTCTAATTTTTAATTGTTCAGTTGCATATCTTCTAATAGCGTTTTGTCTTGCAATTTCAT